CGCTAAACTGTCATTTATCGCAGTTATCTTATCATTTAGTGCTTTCCCCTGTATAGCATCTAAAGCGTACCCTGTTGTGGTGGCGGCAAGTGAATTTAAAATTGTTGTTTTGTTTGCACCTGCTGCAATACCATTTAATTTAGATTTATCACTGGTACTCATCAATCCATGAGCCGAGGTTGTTGCATCTGAATATGTAGTATCAGTAAACTTTGCATTTGCCGGCACATCACTGCTTACTGTATGATTATTTACTTTTCCAGAATTGTCACTATAACCTGAATAACCTACTCTCATAGGTAAAACATCATCCCCATGCTTATAGTTTGTTTGAAAATATGTACCATCCCATTGAGAATTTTGATACCACTCTCCTTGATGTGATGTTGCATATACTAAATTTGAAGAATTTGCAATTCCTCCAGCGGTATTTGAACCTGCATATGGATGTGTATGATTGCTATCAGATTTACCTTTCAAACTTTCTTTAATATTATTTCCATCTTCGTCTGCAACTGCTTTAGCTACTGCTAAGTTAGCATCCAATACAGCTACACCGCCTGCAACTCCCTTTTCTGACTCAGATATAAAGTTACCGCCTGCAATATCCTCCGCTTGCTTTGCATATTTCTCAGCCTGTTGTGCATACCATTTTGAGTTATCAGTATCTTCATTTTCTCTTAATCCACTATTACCTATCGCATATGACTGTGACAGCTTTTGAGCTTTTTCTGCTTTTGTAACGCTCTCTGATGCACTTTTTGCATTCTCAGACGCCTCTAGCCCTAACTGTCTCGCCTCTTCTGCTTTCTGACCTGCCTGCTCCGCCGCCTTATCGGCTGCTTGCTTACTTTCCGCTGACTTTTCACTATAATACTTTGAATTATCGGACTCCTCTCCTTCTCTTATTCCACTATCTCCTAAGGCATATGACTGCGACAGTTTTTCAGCTTTTTCTGCATTTATAACACTCTCTGATGCACTTTTCGCATTCTCAGATGCCTCTAGCCCTGACTGTCTCGCCTCTTCTGCTTTCTGACCTGCCTGCTCCGCCGCCTTATCGGCTGCTTGCTTACTTTCCGCTGACTTTTCACTATAATACTTTGAATTATCGGACTCCTCTCCTTCTCTTATTCCACTATCTCCTAAGGCATATGACTGTGACAGTTTTTCGGCTTTTTCTGCTTTTGTAACGCTCTCTGATGCACTTTTTGCACTCTCGGACGCTTCTAGCTCTGACTGTCTCGCTTCTTCTGCTTTCTGACCTGCCAACTCTGCCGCCTTATCGGCTGCTTGTTTACTTTCCGCTGATTTTTCACTATAATACTTTGAATTATCTTTTTCCTCTCCTTCTCTTACTCCACTATCTCCTATCGCATATGACTGGGACAGCTTTTTGGATTTTTCTGCATTTATAACACTTTCTGATGCACTTTCTGCATACTTTTTCACATTTTCCACAGATTCAGCTACATTTGTTTCGAAATCTTTTGCAGTTTCTGCATATTTCTTTGCTTCCGCTATATAATCTGTTAAAGCTTTTATATTTTCCTTCTGTCCTACAGCCGAATAAGCTGGATTTTCTGTAGCCTTAAGAATAAATGGAAATGTACTCACAACTAACTCTTGAGCCGTATTTGAAAAACTTATGCATAATTTCAAATCCCCCGCCTCATCTGTTTCATTTTTAGTTAAATGTACTGTAACAATATTGCTATTAACCGCACATTTAATTGATATTGCCTTATGCTTGGCAGTCTCGCCTTCACATACACACAAATCAAATTCCCCAGGCTCCACATTAAAAGGAGCACTGCCATTCATGATAGTACATATAATTGTCGGAGTATCTCCCTGCATACAGTTTATTACCGGTATTACATTGGCAGATTTAACATTTAATGTAACTGGTATTTCCATTTGCTTCTCCTTTCTCTTTCTGTTTTAGTTCGTTAATTTCATGTTTCAATATTTCCATTTCCTTAACCAGCTCTTGTATCATATAAACGGTCATCCCATTTATATTTTCCCAATTTATATAATGTAAATTGTCACCTTCAGGAATGTGCTTGTCCTCCCCATTAAAAGCACTGGGCTTACGTTTTCCTACAATGTTATATTCATCTATATCAAGTTTATGTTTTTCAAATGCTTTTTCTACTGCTTGTGCTGTAGTTCCAAAACATATCCCGTCACGTTCTAAAATATCATCATACTCAAATTGATACATAGGTATATCCATATATATATCTTTTATATTATCAGGCATATTAACAATATTTTTCTTTATACGTTCATCTGATGAAGATACTTTAGACTTCACATATCCTACTGTGGCCAAATTGCCATAGCCGGAACTACCTTCTGATATAAAGCCGTTACAATTTTCAATCTTAACATTTCCCGCAGAAGAATATGATACATTTATTTTTGATGAATTTAAGTCAATTGCATCCCTTGGATTAAAATAAGCGTTGTTTATCCAAACACCGCCATCTGAACTATTTATATCAACTTTTCCTCGATTTGTACTTGATTCAGCACCAATTACCAGACGCTTGCTTGCCCCTTGCGCTTCAATAAAATCTGTAAAAATAACATTTGACCAGATTTTTGTTCCACCACTCGCCCACTCAAGTCCATTGTTTGTTATATTAAACGGACCCACTGAACCTGAAGTAGCTTCGACTTTTCCTTTCATTCTGACATTACCATTTCTATCTAAACTAAAGTTAGAACTATTTACAACAAGCCTGTTAGAATTAAGTGTAATCTGCTCTGATGACTGATTTATCTCACTACATACCCCACCCACAGAAACTTTACTGTCTATCTGATTTTTTGCCCATGTTGTCGTCGCATAGCTGCTCATACCCGCAATTGTTTGATAATTCCCTAGTGTAGCTTTATCGGCTTTCAAACTAAGTTCTGAAGATTTAGCATAATTGTTCATTCCATCCTTAGTTTGATATATTTCTGACACTTTAGCATTTATCTCTTTTGCTGTCTGTTTTAATTCTGAACCTGTTATATAATCGCCATCAATAACTCCGACTTTTGTTTTTATTTCATCAACCGTCTGACTAATCAAAGAAAATTTCTTTTTGTTCTCTTTGTCTTTTTCATAAAATTCTGATTTCAAATTAGTGCTGCTTACATGAAATGCCGACATTTGTACCTTTTCTTCTCTTCCTTCTTCATCCGCTGTTAGACAATATGCCGTCATTGCTCCACCATATTCAAGTTTTATCGCATATATTTCGATGCTTCCTGAATCATCTGCCGGTGTAAATACAGGCTTTCCTTTTTTGCTGTCATATGTAAAATCATATTTCACTCTCGTTGCTTCTGAAAACTCATACACATCCCCAACTTCAAGGCCAACAGGATAATAAACCATTGCTCTGCCTTTTATATATGCTGATAACGTATATACTTTCCCATCTTCCGGCATAAATGAACTGTCTATGTATGAATAACTGTCAGATAGTCTGAATATTTTACATTCATAATGTTTATATTCTCTGTCCCATTGTTTTTCACCGGCTTCTAAATAATTTCCAACAAATGACCATCCATCCTTCATTGTTTGACTGTCATAATAAAGGTTATATCCAAGATCATCTAAAAGCTGTGATTCAATCCGGTTAAAAGTAACATCTAATGTCTGTCCCGTAGGATCATAATTTATTGCGCTGGACTTTATCGTTTCTGTTCCATCGTTTATTTCCTTTATCAAAGACGGAAGATTTATTTTTTTCGCATTTATATTTGCGTTATCATCTACCATCTTGTCATTGATAAGACCATCCCTTATTGCATTTTCAGTAATTCCACCTTCGCCCCAGAGAACATTTCCATTTTCATCATATATTATGATTGTATAGTTGTCGTTTGCATCCTTGCCAATCTGAACTCTTACCTGATTTCCATCAGATATCTGCATCGTTGAATCTTTCAACACCATACAGCCATCTTTAGACTGTATCTGTACATCATCCGTATAGATTTTGCCTGCAGCTATCTTATCAGCAGACAACGATTCAATAAGCGCACTTTTAATAACACCGTTGCTCATCCTCGCTACAACAGAATCTGAAAAGTCCGATGTAATTATTGTATTCCTGATTGTGTCAATAATGGCCGAATCCGATGTAAGATTCTTTATATTTCCTACAGCAGCTGTTATATTATCTGTTGTTATCGTTTGAGCAACAATATTTTTTATAATTGCGTCTGTAGCTGTAAGACTGTCTATCTGTGCCACTTTAGCAACCAGGTTATCTGTCGTTATACTTGAGGCCCTTAAATCTTTTATCCATGCCTCTTGCGCCGCCAACTGCTTAGTTACAACGACATTCTGTGTATTGCTTTGGTCTACAATAAGACTTAATTTCTCACCGGTTACTGCACCTGCTATAGAACCTGATGCTGTAGCCGCCGTCGTATTTCCCACACTGAAGCTGTCATTTGCAGGATTGTCAAGACTTATCGTCTGTTTATTTACCCTTAACATGACACCATCAATACCAAGCAACTTAGCATTAACTTTGTACCAGTTTCCAACCTTGATTTTTTCTTTTGTATTATCAAGAAGATGTGGGTCTATTGCCGATATTGTATAGCTGCTGTATGGCTCAGAATAAGCTTCAATATATTTTTCTGCTTCTTTCAAGAGTTCATTTGGCTCTTTGATATCCTCATACAATATTGTACGCTGAATTACTCCATACAAATTTTCATTCTTTGAAAGATACTTCTTTCCACTATTTACAGAGGCTATGCTAACCCTTTCAAGATTATCCTCATCAGTATAAACTTTGGTACCAAGTGGAAGTATTCTCGTACAAAGATTACTCATGTCCTGCTCACATGAATAAGATAAAAGATTGTTTCCAATTTCTATTACACTATCACCGCATATCTTTCCAATCTTTTTTGAAACTGTCAGCTTGTCCGGTACCGCTTTTCCATCAACAACCTTATAAGAAAGTAAAATCTCCCAGTTGTATTTTGAAATCAATGCTGAAAATTCATCAAATGTCGTTCCTCCGCTTGTTGATAACTCTGCTTTTTCTGTATCTGTAACAGTCTGGTCAAACTCTATTTGAAATGTATGCTGCGGTACACTGCTGTTATGTCTTTTAATCAGCTCCTTTGCCATATCAACAGGTGACATATTAAACGGCTCAATATCTGTACTACTGTCCTGAAGATAGGCAAGATATCCCTCACAGGTTACCTGCTTGTATATCACTCCATTGTTATCCATCAGTGGAACAGCTTTGAGAACTCGACCTAAAAACTCTACATCATTATCATCAATACACTGAATTTCAGTAAGACATGGTACCAACATTTCATATCCGGGATTATCCGGATAAATATCACACGACAATGAATCAATACAGTTTAATTCTCTTGATATACTTCCCGACAATTTTCTCTGCATATCATCCGGCTGCATATTATGAATAATTTCATTTTTAACTGTTCTGTTTTCAGTTTTCTTAAAAATTGTAATAGTCCTCATATAGTCTTTTCACCGCCCTCTTTTACTGAGTACATATACGGATCTGCCTTAAATGTAGCAGTAATAATACAAGCTTTTCTCGTTGATGCAGACGCATCAAAGGAACTGATTTTTGCTTTAAAAAACTTCTCAGGCAATGCACTGTCAACAAATCTCACCTTACCAGCCTGAGCATACAGCCAATTTGCGACCTCATTTTTAGACTTCTCAACCTCTAATCTATCTATACACTTTTTCCACATCTTTACTGTGATAGTTCTGTCATCGTAAACTTTCAATCCAAGTAGATCATATACATCAATTGTCGAGTCACGAAACGGAACCGTAGTCTCAGAGCTTCTAAAAGAAGGATATCCTATATCTATACTCTCCACTGTCATTCCCTTGTTAGATGCCCTTATGTCATTAAACGAAAAATCACGCATTTGCTATCCCCCTTCTTGTAAGATTTACTTTTGCACCCTGTAGCATATCCACAGTGTTTAATGCAGCTTTTCCAACCACATTTCCATCCATTTGAATCGTAAGATTTAATTGCTGATTTGATTTTTGTAAACCTGATGCTCCTGAACTTACATCTGGTACCGTTGTTGGAAGGTTTCCGGTAATAATGTCTGCAAGTCCCTGTGTTTCCCTTTGCAATCCCTGGGCAAAACCAAGACCTGTATATGCTCCAAGTTCAGCCATTACTTTTGACGGTGAATGTATTCCAAGGTTTTTCTTAACCTGCTTTACCGTCTGTCCGGTAAGCTTCGCTATAGCCTTATATACATCATTACTTCCTTTTTCTATACCATTCGCAAATCCTTTTGTAACATAAGCACCTATTGATTTCATCTCTTTATTGTAAGTTTTCTTAAGTTTTGCAATCTTAGTCTTATATTTTTTCTCAAGATCTTTCATCTGCTTTTCCGTTGATTTTTTCAAATCTTGATTTTGCGTTACAGCTTCCTTTTGTGCTACAACATTTTTTTGACTATATAGCTGCTTATACTCTGCCCATTGCTGGTCATTCATCTTTGTAAGAGTTTCAACATCACCTGCAGAAGTCACACCAAGACCTTCTATTTCTTTCATCATCTCATCTGATGCTCCTCTATTGCGAAGTATCTGCAAATTTGTACGCCATTTTTGAAGTGCATCAACCTGACGTTGTAAATTCACTACAAGACCATTCTCATCATCCGTTTTTGACAGACTAACATCACTAAAAATACTAAAACTTGATGCTATAGACTCCTTAGTCGACTTCACCGATTCATTATATGTATTTTTAAGTTCTTTCAACTCTGATTTAAGAGTTGACATATACTCCTTGTAGCTTTTTTTATAATTACTTAAATACTCTTTTTTACTGTTCACAAGATTATTTCTTGCTTCATAATACTGTTTCAAGGCCTCAGTATGTGCAGAGGTCCCCTTTTTCGTTGCCTTAACAACCTTATCCCAATACGTTTTAATAGTCTTTTCATTGTAACCATTGCCATTTGTCTTCAAATCTCTCATTTCTATTTTATTTTGAAGATTTGTAACAAGAGCCTGCTGTTTTTTCTCAAAAGCCTTTCTCTGTGCCTCAAGCTTTTTCTGACGCTCTTTCTGCTCTTTTTCCAGCTTTTTTTGATATGCTGCTCTCTGCTTTTCAAGACTTTTCCTCTGTTTTTCACCATTGTTAGTCACCTTATTTCTTGCAGCATAATATTTCTGCAATGCTCTTGTATGCGCAGTAGTCCCAGCATATGTAGCATTAACTACAGCCTTCCACCACTTTGCAATCGTAACATCACTATAACCTTTTCCATTTGTTTTCAGGTCTTTATTCTTTATTTTATCTGACAATTCTTTTACAAGAATATTTCCAAGTTGTTCAGCAGATTTTCCAACATTTTTGGAACTTGATTCAATACCCTGTATCAAACCATCAACTGTATATTCACCGGACTTTTTAAAGACTCTTGAAGGTGAATGAATATCAAGTTTCTTTTTAAAAGCCTTATCAGCAGCATCACCTAAATTCTCATAAGCTTTAACAACCTCAGCTTTCTTTTTCTCCACTCCGGCAAGCAGACCATCAACACTATTCACTCCGGCATCTTTCATAAGTTTTGTTATCTTATTATTAGCCCTCTGTATAGCATCTAATGAATTTTGTCCACCCTTTTCAAAACTTCTCTTCATCCCAGAAGAAATATTTATACCAACCTTATTAAGCTTTTTCTGCATATTGTCGGCACGCTTCTGAATCTGTTTGTTTATAGCTTCATACGCAACCGTAGGATCATTCGGACTTCCATTTATTCCCTTGGTTATTTCCTCCGGAATATACGCACCCTGTTTTCTTGCATTAGTAGCAAGTTCCATCAATTTTTTGTTTATAGCAGTATTTAATGTGACTAATGCCGTCTCAGGTGATTTACTTCCACTTTTTAAACCTGCCGCAAGTCCCGCCGGTATTTTTGTACCTGTTTTTTTTGCAATACTTACAGAATTACTAAAAGCTCTCTTTGTGGCATCATCAACTTTTAATCCTGAGCCACTCATCTGAGCAACGGCAGTATCAAATGCTTTTCCAAGATTTTTAAATTCTCTCGCCGTTTTCTTTGCAGCATTGCCTGAAGCATTTGTTTTTTTCTTTTGATTATCAGTTGCCTTACTATACTTTTCAATGTACTTCTGTGCTTTATTGACATTTGAATTACAATCTTTAATTATTTTTTCCTGTTCTTTTATTGTTTTATTTAATTCAGAAGACGTTTTTTTATGTCTTTCCTTTTCTTCTGCATATTTGCTTAATGCTTCTTGTGCCTTTTGATATGTTTCACTGTAATTTTCATTGTAATTCATATTTCCAGCATTAGCCTTATACTCTTTTTCTAATGCCTTCTGTGCTGACTCTGCTTTTTTCTCTGCATTAGTTAATCTCTTTTTTGATTCTGCACGTTTCTGCGTTGCCTCCGCAAGTGCCATTTCAGCCTCATACTGCTGTTTATATTGCTCCTTTATATCAGTCTCAGCAGCCTGTGTCATATAAAGTTTTTTATAATTACTTATTTTAGCTGTTATCTGCTTATTAGATAATTTAAGTTTTCCTGTTTCTTCATCATAAGCATTGGCAAGCTCCGGAATTTGCTGAGATAATGAATTTACTATTGCTTTCATCTCAGATTTTTGAGCAGTGTTTTTATGTTCAATATTATTAAGTTCTTTCAGTCTTTCTGACTGCTTATCCACTGCCGCTACTTCTGACTCAGCAGATGAAAAACTGTCTTTTGCTGCCTGCACATTTTCCTTTATAGCCTTTGTCTTATCATTCAGCTTATCAATTTCTTTCTGATCTGCCTGAGCCGCTTTTTCAGTTTCACTTGTAGACTTTTTAGTCTGCATGGCAAATGTAACTATTCCGGCAGTAAGTGTAGCAAGTGCTGTTGCCGCTAACAAAATAGGATTAGTCATAAGTGCTACACCAAAAGCTGTAATTAGCGGAGTTACGGTCTTTACCACTGTAACGCCAACAAATGCTGTTGTTAATGCCCCTAACGATGCTGTAAGCGAAACAACCGCCTTCACTACATCTGGATTTTTATTTACAAATTCCATAGCCCACGAAATTGCTTTCTGACCATGCTGGTACATTCCGTCAAGAGACTCATTAAGCTGTGTTCCGATAGCAATCTTTAAATTCTCAATGCCGTTTAACATCTTCTGTTTAGCTGTCTCTGATGTATCAGTCATCTTTTTATAAGCCTCATCAGCCGCACCGGTACTATTCGTCACCTTTTTCAGAGTATTGTTATAATCCTCTGTTCCTGTCTTTAAAAGAACTGTTGCTGCAGTTGCTGCTTCCTGACGGCTGAAAAGATTTGAAAATGCTGTTGCATCACCGCCAACGCTATCACTTAATATCTGAATAACATCGCCAAGCGATTTTCCCTCTGCCATTAACTCTGCAAATGACTTACCGGTTTCTGTCTGCAATGTCAATGCGACCTTTTGTCCCTGTTTTGATAGTTCTTTCATAAGAGACTTAATATACGTCGTAGACTCACTTGTTTCAATACCTCTTTTAGTAAGCTGTATATATGCCGTTCCCAAGTCCTGCAATGAAACGCCATAATTCGCCGCATTGGTAGCAACTTTACCAATACTTGATGCCAGCTCATTAACCGATGTTTTACCTAAGTTCTGTACTGTCAGGAATACATCTGATACCTCAGACGCATCTTTAACCTTATTTCCATAAGAATTAAGAACCGTTGTAAGACCATCAATAGCCGTTGTACTGTCAGTAAATCCCCCTTTTGCAAGTTTAGTGGCTTCACCTACTGTTTCCACCGCCTTTGATGTATCAACACTCGCTGATATAGCCTGATATGTTGACTCAGCTATATCCGTTACCGCTGTTCCTGTCTGTGTAGACAGGTCAAGCATCTCCTTGTTAAGTGTCCCCATTGATTTTTTCGATGTATCAGCAATGGTACTAACCTTTGCTGAAGCTGTTTCAAACTTCTCAGCACTCTCAGAACACTCATACAATGATTTTGCTATATCCTCGACCTTTTCTTTTATTCCTGACGCAACTATCTGGTCTGCAAGATTATTAAAAGCCTGTCTGTTACTTTCTCCAAGCTGTTCAACACTAACCCTTACTTCCCTGACTGATTTTCCATACTGGTCTATTGATGTTGCACAGCCATTTGCCGAGTTTTTAGCCTCTTTCATATACTTATCATTTGTATTCAAGGCTCTGCTTGCTCTGATAGTCTCAGCTTCCGCAGTGTTTAACTTCTTATTCCAGTCCTGTACTCTATTTCCGGCAGCTTCATAATTTCTCTCGCCTTTTTTTATTGCCTCTGCAAGTTCATCAATTGTTTTCTGCTGTTTATCAAGTTCCGCATCCGTGGCTGTTCCAGATTTCTTCATTTCAGCCATTTCAGCCTGTGCGTTTTTATATTCTGCCCTTAACTTTTCAAGACCGTCTGCAACTTTTTTCTGTGACTCAGCACTATGCACATAACCGGCTTTTGTTGCATCGAGTTTACTTCTCTGTCCCTGAAGCACCTGAGAAAGAACTTTATGCTTTGCCTGAAGTGCTTCAAGACTGTTCGCATTTTCGGCATACTTCTCTTTAACAAGACTAAGCTCTGATTTCATTTCCCTAAGCTGTCTATTACAATCCGTAACCGCTGCTTTAAACTCTTTCTCACCCTCAAGCACTATTGATGCACCAATTTTATTTTTATTCGCCATCTTATCACTCCCAAAACCTAAAAGTTAATGATTTCTTCTCTTTCCTCTGCACTGGTTATCATCTTCTCATATGTATTTGCAGAGCCTCCTGCAAACATATTGCAGATTGAAGATGCAAGCATACTCATTTCAAGGTCAAATACATTTTTATATTCATAGTACAGATCAGAAAATTCCCCGATTGACAGAAAATTACATTCTGTCTCAGAGCATCCCAGTTTTGTCTTTGCAATCAACTTATACCAGACGAAATTTATTCTCCCTCCGTCTGGCTCTCCGAGTTTTTTTCATCGTTCTCATTTTCCGGAAACATTGAGCCTGCATATGTGGTAAAAATTTCTGTTGCAAGTTTTGCCGGATTAGAAACCGCATACACAATCTTTTTATCAGGAGCTTTCTTCCCTGTAGCCTCTGCACCTTCCTCAAGGAAAAGCATTGTAGTATCAAGCAACACCTGATAATCAATTTCATCCGGATAGTTTTCACTTTTCTCAGTATCTTCACTTCGTGAAAATATCTTATTTTCAAACTCTTTCAGACTTCCATACTTTTTCTGAAGCTGTGCAAGTGCTCTTATTCCGCAACAAGCCGGATAAGTCTTTTCATCAATGCTCAGATTAAATATCCTCATAACCTCACCATCCTCTCACATCAAAATATGCCGCACTGCCCGGCAATGCAGCATACAACTTTTCAAAAAATAACAAAACTACTCCGCTGTCGGTGTAAATAATGCTTTAAGAGCAGCTACGGCATCTGCCTCCGACTCAACAACAGCCGTTCTTCTGTAAAGCCCTGTCTGCTCATCAGGGTAAATAGTACCTACAACAGATGGTGTTGTATATTCCAACTTTTCCTCTTTAGTCTTTGCATCAACAGAATACGGTGCAAATTTAACTTTCGGATAAAAAACAACTTTATACTTTCCACCATTTTTCTTGCTTATATAGCCAAATCCTACCGCTATAGGCTCATCATTGCTTGTAGCATCATATACATCAACTGTTTTCGACTCTCCGCCGCTTAATGCAATGCTGTTTTTCTTCTGTCCAAGAAGCGGACCAAATATAGCAGGATCATCATCATCAATACCAAGCGTTATATCACCGCCTGTTACTGAGCTGTCGCTGTCCTGCAATACATCGTCAGCATAAAGTTTCGCATCGTTCGAGTTCAAGTTTTCCTTGAACTCAATCGCTCCCGCAAGTTTGGAAGGTGCTTTATACTTACCATCCTTTAACTCACCATGTAAAAATGCTTTTAAACCTACCTGTGCCATTTAAACCTCGCTTTCCGCTATGTTTGTCTCATAGCATATGTGTCTTTTTTTTACATCTCTCTCAACAGTATTTAAGGCAACTTTTGGATAAGAAAAACCGCTTAAAAATAAAGCGGTTTTAATAGCCTTTTGCATATTGAGATAATTTTTATTTAAAGGTACAAAAAGATGTACCTGAAAATACATTTCATTCACAGCCGGGTTATCATCTGCAAATCCGCCCGGCTGTTCTGCTGCCACATTATAAACAATGTATGTGTCTGCATTTCCGTCATAAACATCCATAGCAACCTCTGTGCATACGGATTTCAAGGCAGTTTTCAAATCACCAAGAACACTCATTTTATCCCCCTGTTAAAAACTTCCTGCATCTTCTCTAAAACCTTGTCCTCACTGCTATTCACAGCAGACTGCATAAAAGGTCTTGCCGGCTGATGACTGTTGCCGTATTCAAGTGCAAGTGCTTTCTGATAATTTCTAAACGGTTCAACTTTTCCATTTTCACGGGTGTAAGTAGATTTTGTTGAAGCCCCCTCCGCTGTCAGATAGCCGATGTATGCACCATTTACAGTTTTCTTTGCTTTCTTACATTTGATAGAACTTATAAGTTCACCTGTATCCCTATGTGGTTGCAACTCACTTTTGACCGAACTTTCATAAATCGGCAATGCCTCATCTATCATCTTTGGAGCTGTCTCATCAAATATATTTAAAACATCGTCAAACATATCATCCGGGAAATCAAAATCAAATACTGCCATCATTCCACCTCACTGCATGACAATTCAATGTAATACTCATCTGTACGGTATGTCCTTTCTACCTTGTACAATTTTTCATCGTATTTCACATTATTTTGTCCTGAATACTCGTCAAAAGCTACTTTAAAGACCTGCACAACCTTTTTATTATTTCTCAAAGCATTATAAAACTCACTCTGTCTTACCGACTTGACAGCACAAAAAACCTCCAGTTCCTCTCCGGGTACTTCCACCTCAAAACCATCCTCATCTTCTTTCTTTTCCCCTTCACTTATAAGAAAAAGAATATCATTCAGTGCTTCCATTTGTGTATTCACCCCCAAGCGAAAGAAAATCACGAAGTCCTTCAAATGCTTTCTCAAATCGTTCAGCCTGATTATCAAAGTTAAACTGCCACTTACAATACAATTCGCAAGCCTTAAATATAAGCATATCCTGTGTATCAGCACACGCTTTTTCTTCTGATATGCCTACTCCTCTGAGCAGAAGCAGACATATCTCAATATTGCTTTCAATCTCATCATCAAGGGAACTGTGCTTTATTCTCAGGCTCTTTTTGATTTTCTCTCCAAAATCCGTCAAGTATCACACCCCCTTGACTGCTTTTCTCTGGGCTTCAAGAAAACTCTCTATAATAAGACTTTTCACATTACCGCTAACACTATAGCCCTGTTCATCAGCAAGAGCCTTGATGTCCGATATAGTCATCTCCTCAAGCTCCTGCTCTGTATATGTTGAAATCGTGTTAGGGACTATAAGTTTTTTTGAATGACCTCAACAAGCGAATTGTTGTCAACGACCTTTCCATCTGCCATCATAATAGCCTTTGTCATCTGGTCGTCTGTGTCGTGGTCTTCGTAACGCTTAACCGTTACATTAAGATTAGTATTAAGCATATAGTCCTCCATACGGAACATAAAAGCTACTACCGTATCTGCTGAAACAGTTGAAGAAAAATCTGACATATACTCAGATGACACAAAGTTTACAGGTCTGCCAAGTATTCTGTACTCAGGCTTTCCGGAAACTCCGGCATTAACACGGGCAATAGGCTGGCCGCTTGTATCTGTCATAGCTGCAATCTGATTAAAGTATGTACTCTTAGTCATATACCATTCAGCAGACTCATAAGCAGCCGGAAGTTTTCCCTCTGCATCACATAAGTTTTTAAATGTAATATCCTTACCCTTTGCAATTTCAACTTTCTGACCCTCTACTACTTCAACGGCATCTGACAAAATACCCTCAGGCTGATTTGCAGATGCACCCTCTCCTGCAATAATAGCCTTTTCTAATGCCTTAACCATTGCCTCTGCGATATTGCTTGTAAGAGTTCTCTCAAACACATCAAGCGTTACGGTATCAACAGCGATCGAAACCGCAACAACACACTTTAACTTGAAATAACTGAAAGTGATAGAGCCAAGTGTTTTCTTCTGCTTATCTGTCTTTCCTCTTTCAGTAGTCCATGTTGCAACAGGTTTCGCAGCCGAAGTAGGGACTGTCGCACCGCCTTTGTAAAAAGTTCTTGTAACCTTGTTAAGAATGTCACCTGTCTTTTCCATTTTCTCAACAATTTTATTAAGAATTGTATTCGGAATAACTGCACCCGTATCTGAAGTAGTTGTAACTTCATCACTATTTGTAAGATTTGCAGACATCTTCTCACCATGCAGCACATAATTCATAAAGGCAGAACGATATTCGATACTGTTTGTAGGATCTTCTTTGACAATATCACCCACAGAAGCCACAATTCCATCTTTAGTACCTGCATGAGCCGCATTACTGAGTACATTTGGCACTTTAACAGCACCTTTCATTGATTCAACATTGGCTTTCGCCTCTGTGTACTGAGTATATTCATCGTCAAGAGTTTCAACATCCTCCAGCTTTGCCTTATACTCGTCCATCTTGCCATCATCAAGAAACTGTGTGGCTTCATCAAGCATCTGATTACGATAATCAACATAATCCTGTCTGCTTTTAAAATTTTTGATTACATTCATAAATTTCATGTTCAAATTTCCCCTTTCATTCTTAAAATTTTGATTTTTTCCTTGGCAACAAAAAAAGCCTCACTCGATTTATCAGCAAGACTTCCTGTTTCTGACCCTTTGATAAGATTTCTTATCTTCGCCTTTGTTTCATCCGGTATAATTCCACCAAATGCGTTATTTATGCTAAACGGCATATTGCCGCTTTTGCCTGTTTCTATCAATTCATCAACAAAACCATATTTCATAGCCGTTTTTACATCAAACCATGACTCTCTATCCATCAAGTCAAGCAGTTCTTTTTCGCTCCTGCCTGTTTTCTGCTGATAAATAGCTGATATGGCTCTGTTTGCTGTCTGTAATATCTGCGACTGTTTATCCATATCATGATAATCGCCTCTTGCACCGCTTGAAACATTGTGAATCATATACATTGCAGTCGGAAATGCTCTCACATGACCTGTTGCACACGCCACGATGCTTGCAGCACTACAACATGAACCGCTTATATCCGCCTGAATATTACCTTTATACTGACTGATACTATAAGACATATCAGAACCGGCAAAAACATCACCACCACCGCTGTTAATAACGATAGTTACATCATCACCATTTGCATCCTCAAGCTGTTTATCAATATCTTTCGGACAAAAAGCATCATAACCAAACCAATCATATATCCACTTATCATCATTGTTTACAATAGTTCCTTTTGCATCAATCTTCACCATCACTTCCACCTCCCTCTTTCAGCTTTCCGGTATCTTTCCTGAGCAGTGCAACATCTCCACCCGGAACAGGTGCAAGATTAAGATACTGTCTGACCTCGTTTATAGTCATTATTCCTCTGTCAACAAAAGAAGTAAGCTGCAGCTTTGTGCTCATACTTGCAAAAGTAAGATTGCTGCTTTCAAATATGATTTTATTACCACAATTTCTCTGCTTTCTTGAAAACAGTTTTCTTGTATATTCATTTGCCATCTGGCATATGATAGGCTCTATCGCAGCCTCATAGTATGAAATCCACTCATCCTCGTCATAATTTGAATGAACAATCTTGTCATTTGTATTAAAAAAGCCATACACTCTCTGTATGGTTCTATCCGTCTGCGCCGCATTGGGTACATAATCATTAGGTTTTATCTGCTGTGCCTCCGCTTTAGAATCAACTGCTGCCACTCCAAACGATTTTGAAGCTGTATTTAAATAATTCTCAGCAAATTGCCTTGCCTGCTCCTGTGTATCTTCAGGTCTTAACGATGTGGAACTAAATTTGAGCAGCCACCTTATCACAGCACCATTTTTAACAGCCTTGATAATTCCCTGGTCCGATGTAGTCACAACATTCATAAGTTCCACCAGTGCTTTTCCCGGCGGTTCACCAAATATATCGTTATCGCAATAATCTTCACGCAAATGAATAATATCCGTGTACGGTATTTCCATCCACTTGCCATTTTGAAAATAAAATTTAAGATAAAGCACCTGATTATAATATTTTGCATCAACAGATGCAGCCGGTATCGGATATAAGCCACAGGGCAGACCAAAATCATCCCTTATTATCAAAATAAAAGCATTATGATTAAGAGCAAGCTGATTTGCAACTTTCTCCTGCATCATCTGCCCGGACATATACTCGTTAGGTTCTTCCAAAAGATTTTTTATGTATGGCATGGGATTTACAGCAATATCCTTTGAACCATCTTCATTAAATGTTTCCCGGATATGTTTAGCCACCGCCTTACCTATGGCCTTGGTCTTTGGTCTTATACATGAACGCACTACATCAGACTGATACAGCTTACCATTCCACGCATAAAATCCATTGCCGACATCGGTAATCATTTGGAAAGAGCTTTTCTTACTTACATTTTTAAATCTACTAAAAATTCCCACAATTTCTCCCTTCCAAAAATTTATATAAGAGACAGATATTCTTCAAGGTGATTTTCAAGCATAACATACGCATCCAGCAGACCGGCAAGACCGTCAATTCTCCTTGTAGGACTTGTACCCTTACAAGGCTGGATATTATTATTTTTATCAATATCAACAGATGTATTGCATATGCACCATTTAAGCACCGGATTGTTGTTGTAAATAATTCTCTTTGCCTTAAGGTCAGCACCCAATGATTTCATTGGAGAAGATAAAGTTTTCTTTCCCTGTGCCACCGGCTCCATAACGCTGCGGCCAAATGTGTCGTTCATTTCCTCAACAAAATATGTTGCACTCCATGCGTCATAGCCATCCTTGAAAAGATAAATATCTTTTTCAAGCTGCATTTCTTTGAACCACTCGACCACATACTTGTAATGTATTTTATTTCCGGGACAGGTTCTCATCCACCCCTGTTCAATCCATAAATCATAAGGAATTTTATCTTCTTTTACTCTTTGCTCCACCAAATCTTCCGGAATCCAGTACATCTGCTCAACATAGATATTATCATCACCGGGCACCATGAAAAGCATTGTTGCATTTGTCAGGTCATTGGTTGATGACAAGTCATTGCCACCTATTCCATACCTTGGTTTAAGCTCTGCTATATCAAATAATGCGTTATTATCAATATCTTCAAAATTAAGCCAGCTCTCTGATGATGTCTCTCTGATATTAAACTCTTTGCAAACAAGGTTCTTTACAAGAAGCGGATTTTCCTGAGCTTTTCTTACTTTGTCTCTCAGTGTATCTTTATTCTTGATGGTTCCCAAGCCGGGGTTTGCCTTAATCCAGCAATCTTCCTGAACCCATTCCTTACGGCTGTCAAGCTCATAAATAAACGGGAACAAATGTGGATCTTTATAGCCGTTATCATCAAAAAGACCATTGATAACTCTCTCAGCTTCATCATATTTTTGGTCGTAAATATCTTCCCTGATAGTTCCTGCCGTAGATGTGATATATATAAGCGGCTGGTCTCTAGCCGTCACACCATCTGCCATAATGTCATACAATGCTTTGCCATTCTTCCACTGATGAATTTCATCCATCATACAGCCATGAACATTCAGACCGTCAAGACTATCTTTGTCAGATGCAAGTGGTCTATACACACCATTATTAAACTCCTCACTGGACAGCTTTGACACAAGCGGCTTTATCCTTTTGCGAAGTGCCGCCGATTTAAGCACCATTCTCTTTGCTTCTTCCCAAATAATATTTGCCTGTTCTCTCTTAGTCGCAACAGCATATATCTCCGCTCCCGGCTCTCCATCCGCAATAAGAAGATACAAACCAACGATAGACGCAAGCAGCGACTTACCATTTTTCTTACCAACAATAAAAATCGACTCTCTGCACTGTCTGTTTCCATTATCATCAATAAAGCCAAACACTGCTGCCAAATGTGCTTGCTCCCACAATTCTAAACGAACATCATTTGTCGTTCCCTTTTTATGTTTTGACAATTTACAATAGTTTTCCGCAAACTCCAAAATATGATTTGCTCTCTTTGCCGAGTAATGATATTCATCCGGATTTTTAATATGCCATGCAAGATACTTGTACCATCTGTATATCTTATTTGATACTTTAATCTCACCTTTTTCAATCCTGTCAAAATACTCAAGGATAGGATTGTAATCTAAACAATATCTTCTCATACATCCTCACGCCCTCCAACAAACTCATCAAAGCCATCGTCTTTCTCTACAACCTCAACGGCTTTCGTTTTCGGAAGACAATCCTGCAATATCTTCATTGCCTGGGTCTGTTTCTGAGAAAACTGTAAATAAAGCTGTGCATCAGGACTCTGTTTAGTTCCGTATTGATTTTCGCCATTCTTGTATTCCACTGTAGTTCCGTCACGAATGATATTTTCCCTGAGGTCCTGCATCGTGATACTCATAAAAGCAACATCATCAATAGTAGCAAAGACAAGTTTCTTTTTGTTCTCGTCAATCTCCTTAAACAACCGCTTCAATCTTGCAACTTCTTTTTTCACCCGCTTTTGTTTGTCTAAATACTGCGAAATACTGTCTGCTTGTTCATCCCTACGCATTGCTTCCTCTTCAATTTCTTCCGGTGTTACCACTCTATTCTCACCTCCTGATACCACACCCCCCTTGTGAAATGACCTGCGTTTCAAATCAATCTGGGCTACCGGTGTTTTCAAAACGCCCCAAACGCCAATAAACAGGGGGGTTAGAGCTTTGCTATCGGCTGTCCGTTCTCATCGAACATGACAAGCAAGCCCTGTCTCTTGTTATTAACTCCATGCCCATCGAACTTATCATGACAATCCTTACAGACATACTCTAAATTGCCATGATTTAAAGTAATATCAGGATTTAATATGTTCTCAGGTGTAATGTGTGTACGATGATGTACGATATATCCAAGCTGTTTACCACATTCCTGACACATACCTCCATCGACCGCAATCCTCTCACTTATAAAAGACCTCTTACAGTCTTTCCATGCTTTGCTGTGATAAAATTTGTACGCATATTCCTTTGCCATCTCTCAACCTCACTCATTTGACATATCTTTATATTTTGTCAAATCATCTTTATCTGTGTTCTTTCATTAGAGTGCAACAAAATTATTTACTCCCATTTGACACACCTTTAATATGTCAAATACCGCATATAATAAAAAAAGAAGCTACCTTTTTCGCTTCTTAAATGATAAATTTTTTATTGCTTTGTCCTTATTATCCTGATTTATTCCAATATATCTGAGTGTAATTGATATATCTGAATGGTTAAGTATCTCCTTTATCGTCACTGCATCATGCGTCTGCTGGTACATATGATACCCAAATGTCTTTCTAAGAGTATGCGTTCCTATCTTATCAATATCAAATTGTCTGCCTGCTTCAGATAGAATGTTGTAAGCCTGCTGTCTGGTAATCGGTCTGTTACCTCTTGGAGACTTAAACAGATACTCATAGTCATCCTTGCCATATATATAATCTTTTATGACAGGCTTAAGCTCTGCATTGATAGGAAACCTTTTCTCCTTTCCAGTCTTTTTCTCCCTGATATAAACAGCATCTTTCCCTTTAACATCACGCACACGAAACTTTAAAATATCAGATATTCTCAGTCCCGTGTATATACCAAACATAAACATCATATAATCTCTATCGCTCTTACCCTTTAGGTATTCAGCAATATCCATCACAACATCTAAATCTCTGATAGGCTCAACAGTATTCAACCAACCACCTCCCAACAGTACAATAACCGTTATAAGTGTAGAAAAAAAGGAGAAGATATTATCCTCTCCTTAATCAAAACTACTGTTCCTACTCTTGCGATATTAGCATTATATCACAGAATTGCTTCGTGTGATTCTCATTTTTTTAAAAATTTATTATATTTTTATATACATTTTATTCTTATTTTTATACTTTTTCTTTCATTTATAAGG